ACCGTCTCCATTTGCGGTGACGGCAACGCAAGCGTGAGCGCGGCCGGTACGTCAGCAGGCGATGCTACGCAGTTGACGTTTGTCTACAACAACGTCACGACGGCAGCCGCAGGGTCAGGCGTCAAGCTGCCGCCGACCGAGATGGGCGAGACGATTATCGTCAAGAACAGCGGCGCAAATCCGTTACTCGTGTATCCCTATGATGCTAACAGCACCATCAACAACGTAGGCTCTGGGCTAATCAACACAGGTTGCTCGGCCTTGTTCTTTGCCGTGAGCAACACAGTTTGGGAAGAATTGCAGGGGTTTGGGCGAGCGGTGCCGATCCTGCATTACGGTGCGTTTTCGGACACAACTACGCAAACCATCGTATCCATCAATGAAGCGTATGCGATGGTGTTTGACACCACAGACGCAAGCAATGGTGTCAGCATTGGTTCGCCCACCTCGCAATTAGTGGTAAACGAGCAAGGGGTCTACAACATCCAATTTTCCGCGCAGCTAGATAAATCATCAGGCGGCGCGGCAAATGTTTACATTTGGCTGCGTAAAAACGGCAACAACGTTCCCAACACGACCACAACCTTGACTTTGCAAGGAACGGCGGCACGACAAGTCGCCGCGTGGACTTATGTCATACAATTAGAGGCGGCCAACTACGTTGAGTTGATGTGGGCCGCAGACGATGCTGACGTAACAATTCTCGCTGCCAGCGCCACAAGCGTATGGCCTGCGATCCCCTCGGTTATTTGTACCGTAACACAGGTCAACAGCCTGTAATCCCCACAGGAGCAAGGACAATGCCATTAGATAGCGACATTTCCAACGGCGACTCACAGTTGCACGCGGAATTTTACATTTCGGACTCAAAAGGCTGGGAAGGAAAGCCCTTTGTGCGTATTTCCATCCCCGGTGACAAAAACACCGTGATTGACCAGCCCGCTAGGGACGAACACCGAGAGCGCTTCCCGCGCCAATGGCTGTATTTCCAAATGCAGCAAGGCGAGGGAGCAGCGCAAGAAATCGGTACGCCGCTGTCGCAATGGCACCGCGATTATCCCGAAGAAATTACTCGGGATCACATCGCAGAACTGTCTATTTTGAAGTTTGTGACGGTAGAGCAGTTGGCGTTGGCGTCTGACGGCCAGTTGCAGCGCATTATGGGTGGCGTTGGGCTGCGGGAACGCGCTCGGCAGTACCTTAATCGCAAGAACCGAACTGAAGCAAACGCGGAACTAGAAGAAACCAAGCAACAACTTGCCGCCTTGCAGGCGCAGATGGCGCAGTTGTTGAGTCAGGAAGCCCCGAAGCGCAGAGGGCGACCGCCTAAAGAGGAATAGTGTATGTCCACGACCACGATGCTTGAACTGATCCAGCAAGTCACGAACGAGCTGGGTATTGCCACGCCCTCAACGGTAGCGGGCAACACAAGCCAAGACGTTGTGCAGCTTTTAGCGCTGATGAACGCCTCGGGTTACGAGTTGATGCGTCGTGCGGATTGGCGTGAGTTGACCCGTCAGCATACGTTTTACACCGAAGCCATCTCCACCACCGGCACATGGACGGATAGCGCGTACACGATTACGGGCATCCCCTCTACTGCCGGTCTATCCACCGCTTACCAAGTGCAGGGCGTAGGTATCCCCAACGCAACCTACATCACTAGCGTGGACAGCGCCTCACAGGTCACGCTCAACTATGAGCCGACCGAGGGGCAGGTGGGCGGCGAATTGATATTTCAAAAGGTCAAGTACGACCTTCCCGCTGACTACTACAGCACGGTTAATCGTACTCATTGGGACAAGAGCAAGCGTTGGGAAATGCTTGGCCCTGAGTCGCCGCAGCAATGGGAATGGCTGCTCTCGGGCTATATCAGCACCGGCCCTCGTATTCGTTGGCGCTTGTTAGGCGCGTATTTCCAGATTTGGCCGGGTATGAACGCGGGCGAGTTGCTTGGCTTTGAGTATCGCAGCAAAGCGTGGGCGCAAGCCGCTAACGGCACCCCGAAAAACAGTTTCACGGTAGACACCGACACCTGCATCTACCCAGATCGGGTGATGGTGCTGTCAACTAAGCTCAAGTATTTTGAAGCCAAGGGCTTTGATACGACGGCTATCTACCGCGATTACCTGACGGAGTTGGAAACGGCTATTGCACAAGATACGGCGGCTGCCAACCTGTCGTTCGCGCCACGACCGGGTACGGTGTTGATCGGTTACGACAATATCCCAGACAGCGGTTACGGCACGGAAAGCAACTAAAATGCCTCGTCGCCTTGTTCAGAAAACCAACGCCAATGTGGCATCGCTCCCCGCCCCGATTGGGGGCTGGAACGCCCGTGATTCCCTCGCCAACATGGCTCCCACGGATGCCGTCACGCTGGATAATTTCTTTCCGGGCGTCTCCAACGTCAACTTACGCGGTGGATATACGAAACACGCCACCGGGCTGCCGAGCCAAGTTGAAAGTTTGATGGTGTATTCGGGTGCGGCAAGCAACAAGATGTTTGCCGCATCGGGTACGGCGTTTTATGACGTAACTTCCGCAGGTGCGGTGGGTGCAGCGGTGGTCAGCGGCCTAACAAACGCTCGTTGGGAATACGTCAACATCACGACCCCCGGCGGCAACTTCTTGATGGCCGTGAACGGGGTAGATAAGCCGCAGTTGTACGATGGCTCAACGTGGACAGCGATTGACGGCGTGTCATCGCCTGCCATTACAGGCGTTACCACGACCACGCTAGATAACATCACGCTGTTTAAGAACCGGCTGTGGTTTATCCAGAAAGACACTCTTAAAGCGTGGTACTTGCCGACCCTATCGGTGGGCGGTGCAGCACAAGCGTTGGACTTATCTGCCGTCGCCAAACTCGGTGGCAAATTAGTTTCTGTTGGCACATGGACTATTGACGCCGGTTACGGTGTGGATGACAACCTTGTATTTGTCACCGACAAGGGCGAAATCATCGTCTATCGCGGAACCGACCCTTCTAGCGCCTCCACATGGGCGCTGATCGGCGTCTGGATGGTGGGTGCGCCTATCTCCAAGCGCTGCATGATGAAGTACGGCGGCGACATCTTGTTGCTCACGCTAGATGGCCTGTTGCCGCTCGCCTCTGCGCTGCAATCGTCCCGCCTTGACCCCAACGTGGCGCTCTCGGACAAGATTCAAGGTGCTTTTGCTGCCGCCGCGCAGAACTACAAAAACACCTTTGGCTGGGGCATGATCTACAACGCGGATAACAATGCGTTGGTGGTCAACGTGCCTGTTGCGGTCGGATCGCAAGAGCAGTTTGTGATGAACAACATCACAAAGTCATGGTGTCGGTTTACCGGCTGGGCTGCCAACTGTTTCAACATCCTCAATGACGACTTGTATTTCGGTGGCAACGAATACGTTGCAAAGGCGTGGGTCATTGGCTCTACGGGCTACGTTGACGATACCAACAACATTGAAGGCCGCGTGCTACAGGCGTTTAACTACTTTGATTCGCGGGGCGTGAAGAAATACTTTACCCGCGCCCGCCCGAGCATTTTCAGCAATGGGCAGCCCGCGATCAACATTGACATCAACGTGGATTTTGACCTGTCGGCCAGCACCGCCGCCCTCGCCTACTCCCCGATTACGGTAGCCGTATGGGATTCGGGGCTATGGGATACGGGGTTGTGGGGTCAAGACACGGTGATTTCTAACAACTGGCAGGGCGTTACCGGCATTGGCTACAACGCCGGTATACAGCTCAACAGCAGCAGTCAGAATTTGCAGATTCAATGGGCATCAACGGACATCGTGTATCAGATCGGATGGGCTGGAATATAGAAAGCAGCACAGAGGTGGGCGAGTGGGTCTGCTCCCATACAGGGGGTGGCTACCATGAGGCTCGCTCTAACGCTATCGGGCTGCGTAAAGATGGCGAATTGGTGGCGGGCGTGGTGTACGAGAACTGGAACGGTCGTTCCGTCGTGTGCCACATCGCATTTAAGGGTCGTTTGACACCTGCGTATCTAGCCGCTGTATTTGATTACCCCTTCAATGTGTGTGGGGTTGACAAAATTATCGCTCCCGTGTCAAGCGGGAATGGCAAAGCATTGCGTTTAGTGGGTAAAATGGGGTTCACCGAGGAAGCGCGTATCCATAACGCCGACACCGCCGGGGACATCGTGTTTTTAACAATGGCACGGGAGTCGTGCCGGTATCTAGGAAGGCGTTATGGGCAAAAGTTCACCGAAACCACCTCCGGCACCTGATTACGCTGCCGCCGCACAGGCGCAGGGTCAGGCCAACTTAGATGCGGCTCGCCTAACTGCCCGCATCTCTAACCCAAACGTATCCACGCCCTACGGCGGTCAGCGCGTCACATTCGGTAAGTCCGTTTTTGACGAATCGGCCTACAACAAGGCGATGGAGGACTACAACCGCCAATTAGAGGCGTACAACCAGCAACAGATTGAAAGCGCTGGCCCCATTGACCGCGAAGGCGATATGTACGGTTTGGGAGTTTACGGCGGTGGTGTTACCCGCGTTGGAGGCATCCCTCGCCCTGTCGCTCCCACCCGTGAACAGTTCACGACAACTAGCGATCAAGATACACCGTATATTGAACAGTATTTGTCGCCCGAGCAGCAGCGCATTTTAGAGGCGCAGCAGCGGGTTGACCTTGGGCTTGCTGGTCTTGGCGAAACCGCCCTAGGAACCGCACAGCGCGTTATAGGGCAGCCCTTCCAGCCCAATCTCCGCGATTTGCAAACCGAGCTTGGCGGTTATGGACAGGTGCAGGGTGCGCCCGATTTGATGGGCATGGGTCAAGCCCGCGCTGATACCCGCGCATACGAGTTTGGCGGTGCGCCTGACTTGTTTGGATTTGGAACAGCAGGCGGCGGCCCCGCTGGTGGGCTGTACGGCATGGCGCGAGGAAATGTTGGCCCGCTGCGTCAGCAAACAGGTATTGATACCTCGGGCGTTGCCAACGTGCAGTACGCCCCTGAATTATCCCGATTTGGATATGCGCGTGGCGAAGTCCCGACCGAGCGATTGCAACGCGGTATTGATACCTCGCAGTTAGCCGCAATGCCGGTATCCGCTGGCACTACGGGTCAGCAAGCGATCTTGTCGCGTGTCATGCCGCAGATTCAGCAGCAGCGTCAGATGTTAGAGACGCAGTTGGCCAACCAAGGCATCCCGCGTGGTTCAGAGGCGTACAACCGCGCTATCACCGAACAACAGCAACAAGAAAACGATGCGATCCAGCAAGCCGCCCTCCAAGGGTTGCAGTTGGATATGCAGGCTCGCCAGCAAGGGTTTGGCGAAGCGCAAGCCGCTGCACAGTTCGCCAACCAAGCCGCCCTCGGCCAGTTTGGTATGGGGACGACGACAGCCGATATTTACAACCGTGCATTGCAGCAAAACGTCGGCACGGCGTTGGCGCAACAGCAAGCGCAGAACGTGGCGCAACAGCAGGACTTTGCCCAGCGCGTAGCCGCAGGCGAGTTTGGCAATGCCGCCCAACAAGCCTTGTTCGGTGCTGGCCTTCAAGGCGCAAATCTGCGTAATCAGGCCATTGCCCAGAACTTTGCACAAGGGCAAGCCGCGCAACAGCTTCAAAATCAGGCTATTGCTCAAAACCAAGATGCCGCCCTTCGCGCTTACCAAGCGTTGTTGTCAGGTCAGGGTCAAGCGTTTGGTCAGCAGATGGATGTGCAGGCCGCTCGCAACGCAGCCTTGGCGCAGAACCAAGCCATTGCGTCTCAACAGCAACAACTTGCCAACGCCGCGCAACTCCAGCAGTACAACCAAGCCTTGCAAGCCGCGCAGTTTGGCAATACCGCTCTGCAACAGTCGTTGCAACAGCAACTTGCCCTGCGTAACCAGCCGATCAACGAGATCGCTGCGCTTATGTCAGGCGTTCAAGTCAATATGCCGCAGTTCCAAGGCTACCAAGGTGCCAACGTGGCGGCAGCCCCGATATTTGCGGGAACGCAAGCAGCGGGCGATTACGCGCAGCGCAATTACGCCAACCAAGTTGCCGCTTACAACGCTCAGATGGGCTTATTAGGC